CTCTACTGCTCAAAAATGATGAATTGTTCAAAAAGGGAAGAACGAAGCCGTTCAGGGGGATTCGAACTTTCAACTCTCAAAGTGGTCGATTTTGACCATTTTTCATTCTTGTCAGCGCAATCGCGCAGAGCTACTTTTGTTATTTTATATCAGATTGGAAATCAGGTCAACAACATTTTCGAAATGTCGGCTTTGAATTTGAAAACTCAATTTAGTTTGCGCTAAACATTAGGTTGTGATTATTTGAATACTGTGGTATGCTTTTGCCATTGAAGGGGTGATTATGATGGAACGCGAAAGCTCAGAAGATTTATTCACCCGTGTTGGCGAAGCTTTTGGGGAATTAGGGTCGGTCAAAAAGGCTGCAGATTACTGCCACATATCAGAGGTGAAGTGCCGTAGAATATTGATCACACTCGGGATGTGGAGCAGTCCCGCCAGTCGACAGGTTGCCGCGTTGAAGAATGCCGGTTTAAGCACAGTGCAAATCGCAGACCATCTGCACCTGACGGCAAAGGCAGTTGAGGCGTACCTTCCATATCAGTATGGCGCATACGGCGTAGATGTACAATCGGTAAGAGCGGCTTGCGGCGAGTCGTATCGGCAAAGGCAAAAAAATGCCGCTGCAAACATGCAGGTTTTGCGAAGGAAAGGTGAGGATGACATGGGTAAGATTATTGATTTTGATAGCATTGCTCAGCCGGATTGTGAGACAAGAAGGCGCAAGTGGCGAGAATCGCAAAAGGCCAAGTTCTCAGTTGAAGACTATAAGAAGCTTCGCATCAATGCTGACGAAAAAGTTAGCGCTATAAGCGACGAATCTTCGTTCAGCTTTGATAAAGGCATTGTATACCGGCTTCATCTCGAATTGGATGATACCACTTCTTCTGATTTTAACGACAGCAAAGACCGCAAAGATTTTTGCAGGCTCGCCAAGGCAGAGAACTCTATTTCCAGAGACATCCTTGTTCCAGGCAATATGAATCTCCATGCGCTTCATTATGTCATTCAAAGAGCGTTTGGTTGGCAGAATAGTCACCTGCATGATTTCAGCCTGACACAAGAGGACTTTGACCGTGTTACCGCAGGCAGACTCAGTACCTATCTTGATCTTTGCGGTGTCGTCTTCGCATTTCCAAACGATGATAACTCAGACAGGTATTGGGATGATGACTACAAGGAAGGCGTCAGCATTAAGACTTGGTTGAAGCACAAGTATGGCGGTCCTTATCGTGACTATTCTGTTGGAGATAGCTGGCTTGGCAACCGCGTCGCAGTCGGAGCGTTCCGCAAGGCATGCCCTGCAATCAAGGACGATGATTTTCTCGTAGACATTGAAGATCAGTTTCGATTCGAGCAATCGTTGAACTGCTTAACGGAACGACTGACAATGAAAGAACTGTTTGCACCACCGAAGCAAGGTGAGCAGTATGACCTTCGCCGCTGGAAAGAGGATGTCGAATCAAAAACGAGAATACTTTGGAAGAAGGTTTCTTCCAGTGTCATGAAACAGTACACAAACGGAATAACTGAGTTAGCCAAATGGAGGGAAAGCTATAACGCGTTAGATCACGAGCTTTGGATACATCCGGAAGAAACCAAAAAAGAAGTCAGGCGTGTCATGAAAAAAACAGTTGAAGAGTTCATGGCCGATCATAGTGTGGCCATCGAAGGTTGGACTGAGGAACTCCACGATGTATTCGAGACACTGGTAGCAAGACCAACACCTTTTATAAGTGAGTTACATTATGCATACGATTACGGTGACGACTGGCATGTCACAATCACTGTACAGGAAGTATACGATGCCAAGGTAGGAGATGTGTACGATGAAGTGTGGACGATGCCATACATCAGCACGAATGCTGACATGAAAAAGAAATGCCAGTTCTATGCATCTGACGGGTCTGCGGCCGACATTGATTCAACCAGCAAAATGGCCACCATATATATTGATGAAAAGCCTTGCTGTATTGTTGCGGATGGTCTGAATGTTGTTGACGATTGTGGTGGCGTTTCCGGTTTCTTGGAGATGCTTTGCACCATCTATGGAAAAGACAAGGAAGAAGGTCAATCTATGCGGGAATGGGCAAACGGTCTTGGATGGACAGGAAGGAAATCCCGCGCAGAAAATATGCTTTGATCTGGACTGCTCAATAATATCGGATATGTCATAGTGTGAGAAGATTCTCGCTCCACGCAGTATGTCAAGCATTGCGTTTCCAAATATGACCTCGTCATATCCAACATACTTCTCACGGTATACGCGGTTGCGTATCGGCTCTGGATTTTCAGCAATCTTCCCGCCATAGGCGATGTACAGCGCATCGTCCTTGAGAAAATGATTCGAGGAGTGGTAGGGTTCATACAGAAGATCCGTAATGCCTTTCGTGTTCATGTATCCAAAGCACTTATAATACCGTCCATAGACATACCACGCAGGTAAATCTTGCGGAAGTATCTTTGTCCTATGGTATCCGGCATACAATGTTACGTCATCAGTCGTTATGTTCTGCAGATGATGATCTTTGATGACCCTGCGTTCAAACGAATAGCAGTTGCAGTTGATTCTGCCCATATATCAGTTTTTTCCCCCCTTCATGACCGAATTGCTCCGTGAAGCTGGAGCAGCACAAATGGCTTATATGTTAAACATCGTCCTTGTACTGGCGGCAGGCTTCCTCAATCTCGGCGATTTCTTCTGCGGTGTACAGCATTCCGAAACGGTGCATGTAATCATCCCACCCAAAGAGCAGGAGGTTCGGCTTTCCGTCGCGGCATATCAAAATGGGACTGCAGCCGGACTCGACTTTCTCCAGCATACAGTCCACGTTCGCCTGGAATTCTTCCTGTGATACCCGGTATAGCGTACTCATATCGAGCGGTTCATACATTGAGGTCACTCTCCTTTATTTCAGCAGCCCAGCTCTGAATCACATCTGCATTTCTGGGATCAGCGACGAAGCGGAAGAGCATCCGAACCGCAATATCAACATTCGTAGCCGAAGACTTCATGACACAGATTGCTATCCATATAGTTGAAATGGCCACCACTCATTCTAATTTACATCCCTTGTTATATCGTCAAAGCGACAAATGACAGCATTTGTTTTCTCCGAATAGGTTCCCATTAAGAAGTATGTCTTCTCTACATCCAAGTCATTTGCCTGAAGGAAGCCCGTGACAAATTGCTGACTGCGTATCCGAAATTTCACCGGACGTCCTTCAAGTAGCCCTTCTGGGGTTTTGAAGGAAAGCACTTCTGATGGATCGCACGGACTGATCGCTATCGAATCATTCGCCTCGTTTACGCGCAGGCATATATGAGAGGGCGCGCCAAGCACACGGATTACATCCTTACTTATATGAACCACCTTCCAGTGACCTTGGAGTGATATTCTCAGGCAACCTTCTTTTTTCTTAGATTGAGGCGTAAGCGCATCATTGTCCATAGCCACCACCACTTTCATATGACGGCATATCAATCGTCGGAGCAACTGGAGCTTCTGCGACCGGATTGATGGTAGGTATCGCATCGGAGCCGTCCTGTGTGGCATAACCATCGAAGGCTTCAAACATATTTAACTGCTGGCTGGCGGCGTAGTCGTTATAGGACTTGCCGATGCAATCCTTATACGCATCTGGGTAATACTTGACCTGCCGTTTCTTGACTTCACCGGTCTTCTTATCTACATACTCCAAAGGTGCCGGAGTGAACATAATCGATTCTTCAAGCTCAAAAACAAGAATTAAACCTCTCGAAGAGGCAGATATCCGTCCGAGCGCTTTATACCGACAGCTCTCATCCCAGCCCATTAAGTCAAAAATCTTCTTGACGAATTCGAGCGAAGAAACATCCTTGTTTGTCCATGAATCGTTCTTCGGACGAGCCCATTCCACAGACGCGCTTTCTTCTTCGGCGCAGGTTACAATGGCCAACCTCTTTTTCTGGCGGTTGACGATGGGCAAGATATAACGAACTCCCTCAAACAGACGAATACACGCCATATTGCAGGTGAAGCGCCCATACTTGATACTCACGGCCGGTTTCTTGAGCATGGAAAACTGTGTGCGCGGCGGCAGCTCATAGCCGTCCAGATTCTCAAACGGCAGTTCTTCTTTCTGCTCCATTCGCGCCTGGACAAGCTGGCGAATCAGCTCCTGCTCTTTCGCCGAGTAGCCCTTTTCTTTACCCTCCTGCGGTTGAGCGGCAGGATCGATTATTGCATTATCCATAGCGACTCCCTTCTTTACGGTTGTTACATTGACATGAGCAGTTGGTTGACTTCTTCAAGCAGTTCGTCCTTTGACGGGATTTGCCCGACCATGGGGTTTAGGATTGCCGTTCCTTGAACAGAAATATCCGACTCTGTCAGAGATTCAAGAATACGATCACGCATTTTTCGCATCGAGTAGCTTGTTCCAAAAACATCTCCGCCCCATTCATCCGGATATGCATATGAAGTGTCTGAAATTACAGGGTCATGTGATGCGCTATTTTCTGTGCGCTTATATGGGATGTATTTCACGGAAGTTTGGGCATTGTCACTGGCAGTATCCTCGCTCCGGGCACTGCTACCCTTTCCGGGCAGGATTTGCGGTTCATCAAGGAAGAAGATCATCATTTGGGAATTGCCGCGGACACGAGTAATCCCACGGAACTTAAACCGATATTCCCGTAGCCACAGCATTTCATCATAGATTGATTTACAAAACGCCTGCACGGAGATTGTGCTGATGAGACTTCCATCCTCATTCTCCCATTGAAATGCGTTAGGCGCATCGTCGGGGCAAGCACGGATGACAAGCGCCTGCAAGAATGGATGATACAGTATCTCAACAGCCTGACTCCGACCGAGCTTTTCGTGAACCGCCTTGTTGAACTGAAAGTGCCTCGGGGAAATAGTCAGCGCCGGTGTGTTGCGGTTCATGAAGAATACGCCATGCGAAACTTCATATCCTGTCAACTGCATTGACAGGATATTGCTGTGTGCCTCCCCATTCAAGATGTTGGCTTCTCGTTCAAGTTCTGAAAACTCCTCATCCGTATATACGCTGCGAGAGACTGTTTTCGAGGTGTCGGCATCAATGCCGCTCCAATATGGACAGATGCTGACAAATCCTTTAAGCACCCCATGTGCTATCACGCTCAATTCCTGCGCTCCGGCATTATAGGAGCGTGTTCTGCTTTCAATGAAATGAGCTGCTCTGGCGATTGCCGGAGTTACGATGGCCTCATGGTGTTCGGGCACAAAAGCCTTGACGCGTTGCTTGATGTTTTTTGTGGTCTTTCCAGCGACATAGTCGATTACGATCCTTTTTCGGACATCAAGATCACCCCACCGCCGTTCGTTTTCCATTATGGCTTTGACCATGGAAGCGTCCCAAACGGTGCGACCTCTGAGCGTCTTTCGCTCTTTCTCGGTCAGGATCTCCGCAATCTCTCCCAGCGAATAGCCGCATATATAAGCCAGAAAAACAAAGCGAACAGTGAGCGCTTCATCTTCCTGAATGATCAGCTGTCCATCAGTTGTGTGACGGTATCCGAGCAAATCGGAAACAGGGTATTGGCCCATACAGATTCTCTGGTCATAGGATAAAATCATACGGCTGCTTTTCTGCGCCGACTCCCAATCCGCAAGCATAGCGTGAATGGATAACGACTGATTGCTGGAAGGGTCGAGAGTGTATATGTTTTCGGTTTCGAAGTAGACCCCCACGGGGTGAGACGGGTTCTGCGTTCGAAGAAGCCGAAGCTGCTCCGTGCAAAGCGCCATGTTTCGAGCAAACCGAGATACGCTGGCGCAAAGGATCAGATCCATTTTGTTGTCAGCGGCATCCTTGAGCATCCGTTTAAACTCAGTTCGTTTCTTCATAGAAGTGCCAGACTTGCCCTCGTCGCTGTAAATTTCCTGTAAATCCCAGTTCGGCGTCTTCTCCACTTTTTCGGTATAGTACCTTGTCTGGTTTTCGATGGAGGAAACCTGCTCCGTGCTTTTGGTGCTGACTCTGGCATAAACAGCAACGCGCTTTTCGCCCTCATCCTTAATGGATGGAGTCGGATTGGGATATATGATAACGGCGTTTGGAGAAACAGTGGCGTTTCTCACGCGCTGGCGGATATCCTCACGGATAGCCTCTCTGTCCGCATCCTGTGGCCGCCAGGGATGCTCTGGGGTTGTCGGAGCAGTATCGACGATATATTCAGCTTCCCCATCAACACCGACACCCTGTTCCTCGACGGCCTCATTGATTTGCGTTTCTCTGTTTTCCTCCATGATTAACCTCTATCCCGCAATTATTCGCTCACTATACTGTTCATGCCATTGACTACTCTGCTGTGCCATCGGCTATATTCCTCCGGGGCAAGCGCAATCAGCTCGTTTACCATCTGCGATAGAGCTTCGCGCTGGTTATCGACATTTCTGAGTGTATCGATCTTGAATGAGTTGTTCTCTGTCATGATATTGACGCCGGACCCCATATCAAAGAGCATCCTTATCAGATAGTTGAACTCTTTCGCATTGGCGGCCAGATAGCCGCTTGTTTGGGCATCAATGCATTCAACTTGTCCGAGGGAACAGTCACGGAGAAGGTGGAGCATTTCGGAGCGTTGACGAATCTCCTTTTTTCCGGTGATATCTATATATACGCCGACAAGCTGAAACTGCGGAGAGCCGTCGTATTTGTTGTTGTAGTATTCGGTGTGGTATGCGATGGCTTTGTCCTTGCTGCGTTCCCACAGCTTGGCAAGTTTTACATATCCGGCAACCTTGATTTTTCTATTTGATTGTTCATTCACTGAGGCACCTCTGGCAGCGTCCAATACCATGCGTTTTCTTTCCTGTATGCCTTAATACTGAGTTCCTGCTTGGCGGTCTGGACCGTCCTGCGTGAAATCCCCATTTGACTCATCTGATAGAATACGGCAGCGCTTGGTTTATCACCGTCGCGCAGAAGTTCGACCAGCTTCTGTGTGGCGGTGTCACTTTTTCGTTCATCGCCACTGCTGTCGGCATCCGAGTTTCGGATTTCCACTTCGCACGGGCCTATCCACTGGAACCCGGCTTCGCGGTCAAATGAGAAGCCAATAGGCGGGCCTTCCGGAGCAAGGCTTGATTTTACTGGAGCGAGGTATCTGATCTGTGGGTCGTTTTCATCTCGCGTAACCATTAGGACGCTTCTCGCAATTGCGGCGATATCAATGCTGCCGAGACCGCGATAGAGGGTCTTTCCACCCTGCGATTTGTTCATGTGACCAACAAGGACGATGGCGCAATTCCTTCTCGCTGCAATCAAAGCGAGCTTGCCAAGAACGCTTCTCATACGGCTTGCACTCTGCATATCACCATCCTGAACGAGAAACGCTTGCAGCGGGTCGAGAATCAAAAGCCTTGCGTGCGTCCGCTTGATGGTTTCCTCTATCCTGGTATCGTCCAAGGTCAGCGCATCAACCTCGTCAATAATATAGGCAATTCGGGAGCAGTCAGCACCTGCCGCAACAAGTCTGGGCTTAATGGTATCCGATGCGTCGTCTTCGGCGCATTGGTAGATAACTCTGTGTGGACCGTCCGTTACATATCCGTCTGGCATTGCCCAGCCTTGCGTAATTGCCGCAGCGATGTTCAGCATAACTGTCGATTTGCCCTCGCCGGGGTCACCCTGCAAGAGCGTCAGCTTTCCATATGGGATGTATGGATACCACAGCCAATCGACAGACCTCGGCCTAACAGTTGAATAGAACGCATAGGTTCGTGGTTCTCTCTTAGACATCATCTGTGTTCGGTTCCTTTATGTTCAACGGCGTGTGATTTAGGTTTTTCCGGATATAGCCAGAAGAATGGATGGGAGCAATCAATCACAAACGGAGCATAAGGATGGCGGATACAGTCTGCTTTTCGTACCTCTGGGATGGAGATGATCTGATGCCAAATTCGCTCCACATTTAGTACCATTGCAATCTCAACTCCTTTCAAACATCACTATATTGTCCAAATCCTATCATATATGTGGGCAGCTTGAAAAATAGCTGTACTACTAAAATATGAGAGGTACTATAAGCATGAGCAAAAATTTTTCGTTTGACCGCAAAATTGTCGGTGGTCGTATCAAAGAAGCCCGCGAGATTCTCGGGCTCACACAGGAAGAAGCGGCTGCGCGTACAGATCGCACCCCACAATACTGGAGCCACATTGAAACAGGACGCGACTGTGGCAGTGCCAATACATATCTGCAGATGGCGACTGCAGTTGGTCTGACACTTAATGATGTGTTCTATGAAGACAGCGATCTCATCCGGGCAAAACCCACGCCAAGCTATGACGCTTTACTCAAGGGGCTGAGTGAGTATGAGAAGCAGGTGCTGTTGCGTGTGATTACCTCGACAAAGGACGCACTTATTCTGGCGAGAGAGCTCATCTGAAGATGGACTTGATATGGGCCTGCTCCTTATTCACAAGCGTTACTGAGCTCCGTAGAAGGCTGCAGAGTTTGGGTGTTAATGCAAAGAGGAGTGTTGAGAAAGCGCCAGTAAGAAGGCGCAAACCCTTCTGATGCCTGAATATTTGAAAAACAAGAGCGCAAAGCGTTTATCCGCTTTGCGCTCTTGCGCTCTTGTTTTTTGTTATTACACACACCGAAGGTAATACTATTCACTAAATGGGATTTTGAAATACTCCAGGTATTTCTTGAACTGATCTTGCGCAGAAAGGCAGGTGTCAGTCAAATAGCCTCGCTCTGTCTTCCATTCATGCAAGCCTCTGTAATAGAACATCTTTTTGTCATCACTTATGATAAATGGCACGATGTTATTGCGCAGACATTCCTTAAACATGATGAGTCGCCCCACGCGGCCGTTGCCGTCTTGGAACGGGTGAATGGACTCAAAGCGAACATGGAAGTCAATAATTTCTGCCAATGTCTTTTCCTTGGTTGCGTTGTAGGCTTTCAGAAGTTCAGCTGTTTCGTTAGCTACCTGCTCCGGCGGAGTTGTTTCCCTGCCGCCAACTTCATTGGGTAAGCGTTTATAATCACCAACCACAAACCAGTCCTTGCGACTATCGCTCGTTCCACTCTTTAGGGTGAGGTGAAGCTGTTTGATAAACTTCTCGGTCAACATATAGGTTGCCTGTTCTATGACCATATCGATGCATTTAAAATGATTTGCCGTTTCCATGATGTCATCCACATTCATGGCATTACTTCCGGCTCCAATGGTGTTTGTTTCAAAAATATAGCGTGTCTGATCGTGAGTCAGCCGACTGCCCTCAATGTGATTTGAGTTGTATGTCAAATCGATCTGCACCTTGTGATAGATGCCGCCAGAGGTCTTTGCTGTTCGTTCTGCTTTCAATACTTCCAGAAGAGTCTTCGGTTCATCCGACCGTTTGTTTATCCTATCCGGAATGGAAGCAGCATCTGGAATGTTCCATGTTTTTCCCGTAAGAAAAGCGCCGGGGATTTTTCCCTGCGCGCAATAGTTGCGGACAGTACGCTCGGACATAGCCCATTTCTTCGCTGTTGCTGCAACTGATAGGTAGTTCATGAAAACGCCTCCTTTGTGTGCTTGTCAATTATACCATATTATCGGCAAGAACGCAATGAATTATTCTGCTTTCACACCGCCGTTTATGCCGATATCGGCATACAAAGCTCGCACACAAGAAAGGCAAGTGTGGCCATTTGCACAGGCATGGGTCTGTAACCTATAACTCGACATGATAACCTATTGGCAAATAGGTTATCATACCCAGATTCATTTTTCCGTGTTATCTTCTGCTTCGCATTCTTCGAATGTTGGGTTCGATGGTCTGCAGGTATTGGAGACCACCGCGAAATGTTATCAGGAGCCTTCCTCGATCAATGACCTTGATGGTTTCAATGAGCTGTCTAACCAGCACTTCATTATATTGGCTCATCTGGTCTGGCTCGTTTTCCAGCGCCTCTCCGATTGTCTTCAGGTTGTTCTCAATGGTGTGGTCACTTTTGCTGGCTTCCTGTTGCTCCGTCAGGGATTTGTTAAGCGAAGCAATCTCGTCCGACATGGCTTTAAGCTGTTCTTCGTTGTCTGCAAGGGTGTTGTGGCTGATGCTCTCTGTCATCAGCGTCATGACCTGCTGCTTGAGGATTCGTATCTGGTCGATGAGCTGTTCGGTGTCGACACTTTCAGGGCTTTCTTCAATGAAGGATCGTTCCAACTGCTCTGTCAGGTACGGAATCAGTGCTTCCCTGTCATGCCGTGTGGCAGCAAGTGCCTCAACAACAGCTGCATGAAGGCTTTCTTCGTCAAGGGTTGGCGATTGCTTACAGTACTTTGTTCCGTGGTCGTAACGGCTTGTACAGCGCCACACAACTTTTTTCACGCCTTTCGTGGTCCATACGATGCGCTTATAGGGTGTCCCGCATTCGCCGCAGATGAGTTTATCCGTAAGAGCGTAAATGCTACTGTATTTCCCAAGCTCGGTTGCTGCCTTATCGGAGACCCTTCGTTTGGCTCCGCGTCGGGCTCTTTCCAACTGCACTCGTTCAAACTCACTCCGTTCAATGATAGCGGGATGATTGTTCTTGATAAACACCTTTGGGAGCTCACCGTTATTCTTTTTGATTTTCTTACTGATGGGGTCGGTGACATAGGTTTTCTGGAGGATGACATCGCCACAGAAACGCTCATTTTCGAGGATATTGCGTATGGTCGCGGTCGTCCATGCAGCACCTTTCCGTGGCGCGGTGATTCCGTCACTCTCCAGCGCATCCCGAATCGCATTGACACTGTCACCGGCAAGGTATTGCCGGTATATCCACCTGACCACCTCGGCTTCATCCGGGATGACTTCGGGCTTTCCATCCTCGCCCTTTTTGAAGGCGTAGATTGTCTTGTAGGGAAAGTGATCTTTGCCCTCTTTCATAGCCATGCGTTTGCCCATTTTGACATTGGATGAGAGCGAGTTTAGCTCCTCTTGGGCAAGACTGGACAGAATCGTCAGAATGACCTCACTGGTGCTGTCCAGCGTATTGATCCCTTCCTTTTCAAACTGGACACCAATGCCCATGGCTTTGAGTTTTCGCACATATCCGATGCTGTCGAGGGTGTTTCGAGCAAAACGGCTGATGGATTTTGTAATGATAAGGTCAATTTTCCCAGCCTTACAATGGCGGATCATTTTCATAAAATCCGGTCGTTTCTCTGCCGTAGCGCCGCTGATTCCAGAATCAGCATAAATACCCGCAAGCGTCCATTCTGGCGTTCGCAAAATGAGATCCGAGTAATATTTCTTTTGGGCATCGTAGCTCATAAGCTGCTCATCTTGCTCTGTAGATACTCGGCAGTATCCAGCGACCTTGAGCTGTCGGTCAAGCGGCATTTGACTATCGCGCCGCAGAGTCGCCGGTATGACTACGATTTCTCTTTCTGGAGTTGCCATTGCTTATGTTCCTTCCGTAATGATTTGTCCGCTTTTGAGCGTCATATCTATTGTGACCGAGGGCCGAATCTGAATATGGTCAGCGACCACCATTAGGATTTTCATATCCGAATCTGGTTCTTGCTTCAGTTTTTCTATTTGTTCTTGAAGCGTTGCTGCCATAGAGACGGCATCATCGCAGGAGTCATACCGTGCAGTTGCCAAGCGCATGATCAGTTCCTTGACTGCTGCCTCGTCATCAATGTTACCTTCAAGAAGGTCGTTGATTTCGTTCTGCAGTCTTGCCAGCTTGAACGCCGTGTCTGACAGCTTGGTTGTACTTGGCTGGAGCAAGCGAGGATTTTCTTTGATGGCTGTTAACATCCGTGACACCGTTTCCAGCAGATACTCATCTGTCACCGTATTGGGGATGTGGGTATTGTCGTTTCGGCAATACCATCTTGTCTTTCCGTTCGCATGGATGCGTCGGGCAAGAGACGCTCCGCACTCTCCACACACGAGCAGCTTGCCTATCTTCCGTAACGCAGAAGGCTCGGTATAGCAGAGCTGCTTCTGTGCGGCTTTTGCGGCTGAGAACTCACTCACATCCAGTATTGGCGGATATTTTTCGGTACCGAGGTAATCTTCATTCTGAAGGAGCCGAGCGATCATGTTCTTGTTCCACACCGGCTTGGCTGGTGTGTATGCGATTTTGTCGGCGGTAAGCGCCTCCGCGATTGCCTTATATGAGGTTCCCGTTGCATACTCTCGGAAGACGCGGCGGACGGTTTCGCTTTCTTCGTGGTTAAGTACAACCGCACCGCGCTCGACCTTATATCCGAATGGCAGCATCCTGTTTTTCGCCATTATCTCACCGTCCTTATCAACTGTTCTTTCAGCTCCAGACCGTTGGAGATGTGGAAGATCAGCGTATTCCTATCAACCGTAATATACTCGACTATGTCAGCGAACAAGCTTTTGTCCATGCCGCCGATACGCTTGGGCCCGTCATCAAGCACGTCAATCAGGTCTTCCGTTTTCTCGATTATCTCGTCGCCATCCTGGGCGCTCTGGAGTTTAGACTTGGCTATCTTCAGAGCTCTTAATTTTCGTTTGAGTTCATCCTGCTGAGATAAGAAGAGAGCAGAGTCAAGGATGCCACGGGTCATCAACCCGTTCATCACATGATTCTGCTCCGAAATATCTGCTATTTGTTTGTTGATTATCTGGATTTCCGGATTGCCCCGATTTCTTGAATCTCGCAGTTTTTCAAGCTGCTCCAGCATGGGGTCGAGGATTTTTCCGCTGTTAGCTTTCAGCTTGTTGTAGAGCCGAGCGAAGGCGCTGTCGAGGTCAGGCTCCGCGATCCGCTCGGCGGAGCAGTAGTCGCTGCTCTCATCGTGAAGGCGGCAAGTCCAGTACACCTTTTCCTTGGTCACCCTGCGACGATAGGTTTTACCACACTCGCCGCATCTGAGCTTCACGCTGTAGGGATAGGTTTGCTCGGCGATTCCAGAGGCTCCGCTATGCTTTTGCTCCAGAAGCAGGTTTGCGAGTTTGAACGACACTCGGTCTATAATTGCCTCGTGTGAGTCGGAGATGTATACCTTCTCAAGTTCTCCGCGGTTTTTGACTTTCTTATAGGGCAGTTCATCCGTCTTGAAGTTCTTTTGCAGAAGCATATCTCCGATGTATCGCTCATTGCGAAGCATGGAGTAGATGGTCCTGGCTCTCCAGTTCGCCACGCCATCCTTGCGTACAACCCCATCTTCCGTCAGCCCTCTTGCTATTTCGTAGCCGTTACAGCCAGACAGGTATTCGCCGAAGATTCGCCTGACAATGACAGCTTCCTGCTCACATATCTGAGGGAGCTTCTCCACGAGTCGGTAACCATATGGGACGCTCGACGACACATAGTCGCCGTTACGCATATGCATCCTGTTCCCACGCCGTTTGTTTTCAGCGATGTTCTGTGATTCTTCCTGTGCGAATGCGGAGTAGAGGGTCAGAAGCACCTCACTGGTTATGAGGCCGGTGTCTATCCGTTCCTTCTCAAACAGGACGGAGACGCCGATATCCTTCAGCTCTCGCACTGCGGTGAGTGAGTCCATCACATTTCGGGCAAATCGGCTTGTTGATTTTGTGATAATGCGGTCGATTTTACCGCGACGGCAATCAGCCATCATACGGTTGAAATCGTCGCGCTTCTCTGTTGAAGTCCCCGTGACCGCCTCATCCGCATAAACCTCAATAAACTCCCACTTGTCATTGCTGGTAATAAGGTCAGTATAATAGCGACATTGCGCCGCATACGAATTCATCTGATCGTCGCTGTCGCTGCTCACTCGCGCATATCCCGCTACTCTCGGCTTGATCGGCGTTGCCTGTGCTTTCGGGGAGATGTAGATTACTTCTCTTTTATTGTCAAGAGCGTTGGAGCCTATAGTCTCGCGGCTGGTCGTCATTGCATTCCCTCCCTTCAGCAACACACAATACCATCAAAGTTCGGGAATAGCTATACCCAAACCGAACTTAGATTAACAAAAGCGAGAGTTCATTTTCCTCCGCTATACGCCGCGCCGTGCGGGCCTTGTGTTCCTCCGTAATGAGGCCGAGCTCAATCAGCCGATTCATCATCAGAAGAAGGTATCCATAGTCCACGATATTTAGTCTGCCGATCTCGTTATTCATATCTGCCTCCTGTTTCAATCTGCATTTGGTGCTTAATATCACAAAAATAGGGGCCGCTCATTATGCTCAAACAAGCTGTGTCACATTGGTCTTGTAGCGTGAGCGACCCCCATGGCATCTGATATCAAATCAACGCATCAGAACTTCATGGGGAGCGTGCATTTCCGACTCGCGCCGTTGTAGATGCGGTAGACCTGATTGAGATACTTCTTTGTGCCGGGGAGATTGATATCCGTTCTACCGCTGCGGTAGACGGTGATGGGGTCGACATTGCGGAGCTTGTTTACCAGGCGTTTGGGATCATACTCTCTATGATACAGTTCAACAAAAGCGATTACGCCCACCAGCGTTTCTGCGCGAAGGGATTCGGGGGCGCCGCCCCATGCAGCTTGAAGAACATCAAGTGCTTCCTTGTACAACTCGGCGCCAACCCTTTTGAACTCGGAAAAAGCTGTGTTGATGCAGATAATCCGTTTGCTGCCACAACCCTGCTCGAAACCGAGATGGAAACCAGCGGCTTCCGTTGCGTGGAGGAACGCCGTCGCATTTTTGTCCCCAGCGAAAATCAGCGCACGCATCTCAGCGCTGGCAGTCAGCGGGGCGGATTCGCCGGTCTGCTGCGCAAAGAGCAGAGCCTCATCGCTTTCCGTCAGACCGCGATACACCTTGCAGCGAATGGGCAGATCCTCGCCGTTATTCATCATTTTTCTTGAGGCAATAGAATGCTGACCGTCAAAGGCATAGTAGTTACCATCACGGAAGCTAATCTTTGGCTCGTTGGCGATATGTTCATCGAAATTTGCGACGATTCTGGCAACACGCGGCGGATAGAGCCTGCGCTGATAGGCTTTGGGAATAATGATCTCTTTGCTGTTGATATTCATGATTTCGTAGGGCATTTCCTCTGCTTTCATTTTCGCTCTCCTTCTAATTCTAAAATGTACTGTTTGGGTTCCTGCATGATTTCTATGACCTTGGTTTTATAGGCACTATCCGCCAGCAAGCGCGGGAAATCCGAAAACAGGGTGTTACAGACACGGATCATATCCGTTACTGCTCCGTGCAGGGTTTCCAGAATAGAATCTTCGCTGGTTGGGGCTGGCGGAACATCCGGACGCATATCGGCAGCTATCTTGCGGATAGCTTGCAGTTCTTCGCGGACGGCTTTCCTTGGCGTCTTTTCTTTCGGAATACTAAGTTCTTCTGTTTTTTGGCGGCGTATTTCCGGTGGAATCTTGGCTATGGCAGCAACCTCGGGATCTGTGGCCTTTAGTGAACCAGACAGGATTTCCTTTTTAATGCCGGGAAGTACTTCTTCAGCCGCATCTACGCCTTTTGCATATCTTTCTGCACGCTGCACATAGCCGGGACTTGTACCGGATTCATCCGCTATGCGCTGCCGGGTGACATGAGGATCTGGTAGTGGATCAATTTGATCCACTACCAACTTTGTGTGCTGATTTCCACGAAAACCGTCTACCGCTCCATTGGCCTTTTTTTCGGCCTCGTATCGTTTGCCAACAAGATATTTCTTGTCCTGTGGTGTCAGGTTCCTTCGACCGAGTTGGTTCTTGCAGATCCACGACAGCGCCTCATAGCGGCTCTCAAAATGCTTTTCATGCGTTCTAAACTCGATCCCGGGATGTGCCTGCGCGATCTTATAGCGGTTATGGCCGTCGATAATGGTTCCATCCCACACAACAAGCGGCGTGAGGATAAGTCCCTCGGAGAGAATGTTTTCTTCAAGCTGCGCATATTCGTCATTGGTCAACACAGGGCATATGGATTCAAACTCTGGATCAATCTTCAGCACGGCATTCATCACGGAGCCTCCACTTCTGTGGGAAGATAGGCGTCCTCATCCAGCCGAAGGCTGATTCGCAGCGCGGCATCAATCCGTTCCATCTGCTCATCGGTGAGTTTGCCAGCATAGCTGCGGATTCGGCGCTTATCTATGGTTCGGAGAACTTCCAGCATGAAAACGGATGTATCCGGCAGTCCCTCTACATTTTCC